TGATTCGTTTCTGGAGCAAATTCTAGCATTTTCTGATGGATTTCAGAAGAGTGCTATGGCAGCAAATCCATTTCCACCATATAACATCATCAAGGTAGATGATGTAACATATCGCATTGAAGTAGCTGTTGCTGGTTTCTCTCGCGATAATATCACGATTGATCTTCAGGACGGTGTTCTTACGATCAAGAGTGTGGATGATGAAGATACCGACAAATCAGAATATGTGTATCAGGGTATTGCCAAACGCAACTTTGAACGTGTATTTCGTCTTGTCGAAGACGTTGAAGTTAAGGGTGCTGAGTTGGTAGACGGTATGCTTATCGTCAATTTGGAACGTGTGATTCCAGAGGCTAAAAAGCCACGTATTATCACAATCGACTAAAACAAATGTGTTGCAGGGTAGCTTTAACCAGTGCCCTGCAACACTTTCTATGCTTGAAAGGTAGAAACAATGAATACAATTACATCAACATTTCGCGTGTCAAAAGAATCATCGGTTAAGAGATTCTTCCTTTGGGTTCTGCATGGTATGCAAGAAACTCAGATGAAAAGGGCTGAAGCTGAGCTGAAAAGAATTGAAAGATTTATGCCAGATTCAAACTAAACACTTGAAAAATAATTCGAAATGCGTTATAGTGGGTAATCTACTATAACGCATTTTTTATGGAGAACGAATGGCTAATGTACAAGTTGTAAGACTTTTAAACAATGAAGAAATTATCGGTGATGTTTCGACAATCGGTGAAACCAAACAACTGTTTATCAAAAATCCTGCTGTAATTCAGGTTATGCCAGATGGGTCTGGTCAAGGTGGTCTGGGGGCATATCTCCCAATGGCTAAAGACCCAAAGATGGATGTCAAGATTTCTGACTATGCTGTAATTACAGTCTACCCACCAAACGATGAAGTGTTGAACGTTTACAATAAATCGTTCGGAAATGGTATTATCACGTCTCCGGGTCTGATCACTTAATGTCAGAGTACACATCATTTTATACGGATGTATCAAAACACGGTAACTTCATTTTCTTTCGTGGTCTTATGAAAGATAAGAAGAGTGGTGTATTTTCCCGTATAAACAAGAAATTTAAATACGAACCCATTCTCTACGTTCCTGATCGGACTGGGAAGAATGGTATGTACACTGCTTTGGATGGTACTAAGGTTGGGCGTATGGATATGCCTGATATGAAAACCGCTAAAGAGTTTCTTGCACGATACGAACACATGGATAATTTCAACGTCTATGGTATGGATGATTTTGCACTTCAATTCATTCATGAAACCTTTCCGTTTGAGATCAAATTTAATCGGGATTTGATCAACGTACTATCACTCGATATCGAAACCCTATCTGAAAATGGGTTCCCAGATATCGATGTTGCTCCAGACATGGTAACAGCTATTACGGTTAGGTCAAGCTTGGATGACAACTATCGTACATGGGGGCTTAAGGAATGGAGTCGTGAGAATAGTGAATTAGACGATTCCATTCTGGTTGATTATGTCCAGTGTAAGGATGAGGCTGAGCTTCTATCTCTGTTCCTTCGGTATTGGATTGATAACTATCCAGATATCATCACTGGCTGGAATGTCAGAATGTTCGATATACCATATCTGATTAACCGAATGATTCTTGTGCTTGGTGAGGATGTCGCTAAGAAGTTTTCGCCTTGGTCTGTAATTTACAAAAGGTACATTACAATTGGGTATAGTGAAAATGTTACCTACACGGTTCAAGGAATTCAGCAGCTCGATTATATGGAACTGTTCAAGAAGTTTGGATATGCATACGGCACACAGGAGAGCTATAGGCTGGACTATATCGCTATGGTGGTTCTTGGTGATAACAAGCTCGATCTTGGGGGTATGTCACTTTCGCAATTGTATCATACAGATCATCAAAAATATATTGACTACAACATTAAAGATGTGAACATCATTGATCGATTTGAAGAGCAGATGGATTTGATCACTATCGCGATTACTGTGGCGTACAAGAGTGGCACCAATCTATCTGATTCATTTGGTACGGTCAAGGTGTGGGATAGTTATATCGCTAAGGAGTTAGCGAAGAGCAATATAGTAATTCCACCAAAGAAGTTTTCGGAAAAGGAAGGCTCTATTAAGGGCGGATATGTGAAGATTCCGGTTCCAAGTAAGTATGGTTGGGTTGCTTCATTCGATCTTCAATCCCTATATCCTCATATTATGATGATGTACAACATGTCACCCGAAACCATTGTTCAGGGCATAGTGAATATCCAAGGAAGTGATAAGGCCGATGCTTTGTTAGAACGTCCTGAGCTTGGCTTTGATCATGATGCTTACTGTATGGCTTCTACTGGGCAGTTGTTCGATAGGAATAAAGAGGGGGTTATTCCTACAATCGTTGAGCGCGTATACAATGAGAGAAGCGAATATAAGAATGAGCGATTGAAAAAAGAGAGTGAGCTAGAGCATCTACCTAATGACGATTTTTTTGCTAAGAATGAACTTAAGAAGGAAATCACACGTCTTGCTTGTCTTGAACAGGCCATTAAAATTCTAATGAATTCACTTTATGGAGCTATGACAAACCAGTATTTCAGGTATTTCGATATCCGTATTGGTGAGGGTATCACGGTAACTGGGCAGATGGTTATTAAGTGGACAGAGAAAGTCATTAATGAGTTTCTGAATAAGACACTGAAGACTGACAAAGATTACATCATCGCCATTGATACAGATTCGGTATACGTGGATTTGCAGGATATCGTGGATAAGATCGCTCCTGATTCAAGTGAAGAGAAGATTATCAGTTTCATAGACAAGTTGTGTCGTGAAGTTCTGAATGAGAAGATCAACGAGTCTTATGAAGAGCTACAAGCCTACACTGGGGCAAAACGACAGATGATGCATATGAAGCGTGAAGTTATTGCGGAGTCTGCTGTTTGGACTGGTAAGAAACGATACGCAATGATGGTCTGGGATAAGGAAGGTGTCCGGTATGAAGCGCCCAAGCTTAAAATTGTTGGTATTGAGGCTGTAAAGTCGTCAACACCAAGAGAGTGTCGTGAAACAATCAGAACTGGTATCGAGTTGGTTTTGACTTCAACAGAAGAGAAATTCCAATCCTTTCTGAAAAGTGAACGTGACAGGTTCAAGACATTGAGTGTTGAAGATATCGCTTTCCCAAGAGGTGTATCTAACATCACCAAGTATCACGACAGTCGAACAATATATGCTTCTAGGACACCAATGCATGTCCGTGCATCTCTGCTGTACAACAATCTTCTTGGAGAGACTGGGGTTGGTAACAACTATGATCGAATTAAGGATGGTGACAAGATGAAGTTTGTGTATCTGAAGGTACCAAACACAATACGAGAAAATGTAATTGGTTTCTCATCAGAGTTACCAATCGAGTTTGGTTTGCATAAATACATAGACTACGATCTTCAGTATGACAAAGCGGTTATTAGTCCTTTGGATACAATCGCAGAAGCTGCAAGATGGAACACAAAAAGAACACCATCGTTGAAAGGGCTGTTTAATGGCTAATTTACCGGACGAATATAACACTATGGATTTTGGTTTTAGTATGGAAGACCCACCATCGACAACACCTGTTGATGCCCCTGTTGATAATGGTGTTCGGGATCAGTTGCAAACATTGGAATATAAGCTTGATAATGTGCTCAGCATGATGTCTGCCAATGAAGGTGTGGAAGCTTCACCAGAGGTTCTATTACAGTTGGAGAGGTTGGTAATGCCACTATTACTTAACCTACAGAAGAATCCAGAGAAACAGTACATCAATTGGCCAAATAGAGAAGAGCCAATTCAACAAATGATAGACAAACTACTTCTATTAACACGCGGAGAATAACTATATGTCAAATAATTTTGCAGCAGACTTAGCAAAACAAATGGGTGAAAGTGCGATGATTGCCGCTGAGGGTATTCATAGTGCTGAGGTGTCAGGTCTTATTGATACTGGTGTGTACATTCTCAATGCTCAGTATTCTGGTTCATTGTATGGGGGTATCCCTAACAATCGAGTATTCACATTTGCGGGTGATCCTTCGACCGGGAAATGTGCACGCGGTAGTGAGATGATTACAGTATATTGTGATGAAACTACAGCAGAAAGACTAAAAGAAATTCTTTAGTATTTTTGTATACTGAAGAGAATTTCATAAATATATGGAGAATACTAAATGAACCTAGTTCCGCTTAAACTGACATATAAACAACTGTATGACCTATATGGTAACCAACAACACGAAGACTCCTGTGATGTACTTGACGATATCTATGTGGAGACACCTCATGTTGGCCTTACCAAGATTCAAAAGGTGGTGTGTAAGAACGATCACAATGTGGTTCGTGTAGAGTTTGAGAGCGGTAATGCTTTCGAGTGCTCTACTGGCCATTTGTTTATTCAAGATGGTAACCCAACAAAGGCTGAAGACGCCACACATGCCGATCTGAAGAATGGCAAGGATGTTATTGTTGAAAAGATTCCTCTTGGTGCTGAGACAGTTTATGATATCTCAATCGGAGAACCACATTGGTATATTTCGAACCCGGAACATCCAATTATTCATCACAATACTTTCTTTGCTATTTCTGTTCTGAAGACTTTCCTTGAATCGAACCCTGATTGTGTATGTGTGTATTTCGACACGGAATCAGCAGTGACAAAGAAGATGCTTACTGATCGTGGTATTGATGCCAATCGTGTTATTATTGAGGAACCACAAACGGTGCAGGAATTTAGAACTAAGGCTCTTAAGCTGGTAGAGGCATATGAAAAAATGTCTGATCCACAACCACTGATCATTATTCTTGATAGCTTGGGTCAGTTGTCTACCGCTAAAGAGATGGAAGATTCAACGTCTGGTTCTGATACCAGAGATATGACAAGAGCACAGTTGATCAAGGCCACATTCAGAACACTAAACCTGAAGTTGGCAAAAGCGAAGGTTCCGCTTATCTGTACAAACCATGTGTATGAGGCTGTTGGTCAGATGTACGCTGCAAAGGTTATGTCTGGTGGTTCTGGAACGATATACACGTCATCTCAGATCGCATATTTGTCTAAGGCGAAAGAGAGAGATGGTGCAGCAGGTCCAGTTGTTGGTGCTATCATCACGTCAACGATGTTCAAGTCCCGGATGAGTAAAGAGAACACAAAGGTTAAAGCTCGTTTGTTCTATGATAGCGGTCTTGATAAATACTATGGTCTGGTTCCTCTTGGGCTGAATCATGGTGTGTTTGAGAAGGTTGGCAACAAGGTCAAGATGCCAAACGGTGATACAGCATTTGAGAAGACTATTTACAAAAATCCTGAAAAGTTCTTCACGGATGATGTCATGGCACTTCTTGAAGAAGCTGCGAAAAAGGAGTTTTCTTATGGCACAAACAATGGTAAAGAAGGGGGTATTGAAGGAGATGAACTCGATAGCGAAGACGTATAAAATTCTAGTTGATGAAGAACCTGATGAGTATGGGACATCAATCATCGAGATCGTAGAAGGAAAATATACTGGGGTTCGTTACACCTATGGAAAGGTGACAAGCCCAATAGCAGAAGAAACCGGTAGTATGCGGCTTTCTTTTGAGTATGACATTGTAGAAATGCCAGAAGGTATTGACGAACAAAGCAGTATAGAGGAATTCGAAACCTTTCTTGGTGACATTCTTGTACACCTTATTGTATCTAAAGAGGCGGAACCACAAAATAATGACAATATCAACAGAGATTATCAGTAATCTAATTCATAATGAAAAGTTCACCAGAAAAGTTCTACCATACATAAAGGAAGAATTTTTTGAGACAGATTATGAACAGGCATTGTTTACAAGCATTGAGGAATTTGTAAACAAATATGGAAGTGTCCCAACAAAAGAAACCCTAATTTTGGAGTTAGAAAATAGTACACACATTCGTGAGGATGTCTATGAATCCTGTGTGAAGTATGTAAACGACATACAGTATACCGAAAAGGATTTCCAATGGCTGTTGGATAGCACCGAAAATTATTGCCTTAATAGATCAATATACCTTGCTATGATCCGTAGCCTTTCAATTATTGATGGTGAGGATAAAGAATTTGATAAGGGTGCAATTCCCCAAATTCTACAAGATGCTCTTGCGGTGTCTTTTGATACCAACATTGGCCATGATTACCTTGAGGATTATGAGGCGCGTTTCGATCATTATAACAATGAGGATGAAAGGCTTCCATTCGATATCGATGAGCTGAACACAATTACCCGTGGTGGTATTCCTAGTAAGACACTGAACATTGTTCTTGCAGGAACAAATGTTGGTAAGACGATGGTGCTTGCTCACTTTGCTGCGAATTATCTTATGCAGGGTAAGAACGTTTTGTATGTTACTCTTGAGATCGGTGAAGAGGAAATCGCTGAGCGTATTGATGCCAATCTTCTTAATATGAGTACGGACAATTTTCGTAAAATCACGAAGGAACAGTATTCTACGAAGATGCAGCGGATCAAGATGAAGACTGGTGGTAAACTGATCGTGAAACAGTATCCTTCAGCATCGGTTAACGCTAACCACATTAGGTATCTCCTGAATGAGCTTAAGATCAAGAAGAATTTCGTACCACATGTGATTTTCGTTGACTACATCAATCTTATGAATTCGGTTCGGTTCAAGGCTGGAAGTGCTACGAATTCGTACACAACAGTGAAGGCTGCTGCTGAAGAGATACGTGGTATCGGCGTAGAATTCGATCTTCGTGTTTGGTCTGCAACACAGCTAACGAGATCGGGGTTTGCTAATAGTGATCCGGGTCTTGAAGACACTGCTGAATCCTTCGGTCTTCCCGCTACTGCCGACTTCATGTTTGCCTTGGTATCTACACCACAATTAGATGAACTTCAACAGATAATGTTCAAACAGTTGAAGACAAGGTATAACAACTCTAAGAAGAACGGTAAATTTGTTCTTGGTGTTGATATTGATAAACAGCGTTTGTTCTCAGTACAGCAACCCGAATACTTGGCTGATTCTGATAAAAGTGTCATGGATAACTCTACCTTCGGGGAGAGAGCGAATGAGGATGAT